TCACTTGCCGATGATGCCGAGGAACTCCTGGCGGGTCTTGGGGTCGTTCCGGAAGGCGCCCAGCATGCGGCTGGTCACCATGGAGGTGCCGGGCTTGTGGATGCCGCGGGTGGTCATGCACTGATGGGTGGCCTCGATCACCACCGCCACGCCGTGGGGCTGCAGCACCGCATCGATGGTGTTGGCGATCTGCGCCGTCATCTTCTCCTGGATCTGCAGGCGCTTTGCGTAGACCTCCACGACCCGTGCCAGCTTGGAGATGCCGACCACCCGGTTGCGCGGGAAATAGCCGACATGGGCGACGCCGATGATCGGCGCCATGTGGTGCTCGCAGTGGCTTTCGAAACGGATGTCGCGCAGCAGCACCATCTCGTCGTAGCCGTCGGTCTCCTCGAAGGTGCGCTGCAGCATGTCGACGGGGTCGATCAGGTAGCCGCCGAAGAACTGCTCGTAGGCCCGCACCACCCGCTCCGGCGTGCCGAGCAGGCCCTCGCGGCCGGGGTCGTCGCCGGCCCAGCGCAGCAGGGTGCGGACGGCCTCCTCGGCTTCCGCGCGGTCGGGCTTGCGCGCCGCCGCCTCCTTGCGCTCCAGCGCCAGGATGTTGCTGACGTTCTCTGCCTTGCTGTTCATCACGACCTCCAAAGTCCTTCGCAGACCATCAACTAGGCCGCTCCCGGAAAATTCCAAGCCGCTGGCCGACCCCGAGGCGCACCATAAACGCCTCCGGCGGCCCGTCAAAGGTCGGCACGATAGAGAGGGCACGATGACAGCCATGGGACCACCGCCCGCCGATGCTCTGCACGGAAAGGGCGGCACCACCGAAAGGTGCGCGGGCTGAAAGGTGCGCGGGCTGAAAGGCGCAAGACCCAAAGCCATCGATTCCAGCAGTATTTGATCCCAAACGGTGCGGGGTCAGGTCTTGCAGAAAGTCGGTTCAGTCGCGGCTGCGGTGTTGGTGCCCCTGGCCTGACTCGAACAGGCACTCCCTTGCGGGAAACAGATTTTGAGTGTGCCGGAAAGCCTTTGAGATCAGGGCTTTGTCCAACAAATCGCCCCGTTTTTTCCCTCGTCTACAGGCGAAAGTCTGACAACCTTCAGCTGGACCGCCGGCGCCGCCGGGACCACCTGGAGTGCCGGGTCTTGCACGTAGCGGGCGCCCTCTCCATCGGTCAGGACGATCCGCCCCTTGGCGTCCGTGGTGGCGCTGTGCATCAGCACGCGGAACTCGTCCGCGCCGGCCGCCGGTCCCGCCTCCGGGTCCTCGACGTAGACCGCCCGTGTCACCCGCATGGCCGCCTCATCAAAGATCGCGACCTGGTGGTAGAGCGTGTGCGGCTTGAGGGCGGTCATGACCGGTCCTGGTCAGAAGCCTCATGGGGCCCGCGCAGCACCGAGGCGCCGCCCAGGTCCTTGCGCTCCTTCACCGTGATGATCCCCGACAGCCGCAGCTGCGCGACGAAGCGGCGGGCGACGGCCATGAATCCGGCGTCGTCGGTCGGCTGCAAGCGCACGATGGCCTTGCGGTTCTGTTTCAGGGCGAAGCAGAGCGGCTGCGCCAGGCGCTCGTCATCGACCTCCTCTTGCCGGTCACTTCTGCCATGCAACGACAATCAACGACTCCTTACGACACCGCCCAGGAGCTCCGCCCTACTATGCTTAATGTTCTTATTTTGTTCATGATGACAGATTGCGGACTGCTGGGCAAGTTGGTGGGGTGAGAACAAAAAAGGGATGCGGAGTCGCGCTCCACATCCCTACCCCGTCCAAAGGGGCCTTTTGGATAAGTTCTTGCGGTCCTGGCGGGAACCTTCCCCAGCCCGAACTGGGGTTTCCCCTTCCAAAAGGGACCTTTCGAGGATACGCCCCGGGGCCTCCCGAGCCCTCAGATGCCCAACAGCGTCTGGGGGCTCACCGATTCGCAGCATCACATCTTGTGACGCCGCATCTTTGCCGACAACCTGTCGGAATGTCCAGCGATCAGTTCATCAAGTTGATGAACTAGCAGGGCGCCCCGGTCAAACCCAGGCAAAGCGCTGAAATCGCACCGCTTTTGATGTCCGGCGTCACATTCTGCCAGAGCTCGCCGAGCGCCGCCGCCAGGGCCGCGTTGGCGTTGTTGCGTGCCTCCTGGCCCTGGAACGCCCGCACGTCGGTGGCCGAGTAGGTGATCTTGGTGCCGTCCGGCATGTCCCAGGTGAGCGCGACCGAGCCCTGCTCTTTGGCCCCGACGAGTTCCACCACCACCGGATCGCCGCCCTCCGGGTTCGGCATGATGATCCGGCCGGCGTTCTGGCCGTCGTAGTTGCCCGGCGCCCAATGGACCAGGGAGATCGACTTGTCGCTGCCGTACTCCACTTCGTCCTCGGTCAGGTGCAGGCTGCCCGCCTGGTCGAAGGTCTCGCAGGCCCCCAGGGTGAAGGCGGCCACCACGGCCGCGGCGATCATCTTCAAACGCATTGTCCCCTCCTCTAGTGTCGCAAAGGCGTGACGTTGGTTGGCGGTGCTGCCGGCGTGCGGTCGCGGAACAGCCAGGCGGCGCCGAAGCCGGCGAAGATCGGCACGGTGCTGCGGACGTTGGGGTCGTCCAGCCAGGCGAAGGCCTCGTGGCTGCCGATCAGCCAGACCAGCAGGGCATTGAGACCGGCGGCGAGGACGGCGGCGACGGCGCCGAGCAGCACCTTGCGGGTCGGTTTGATCGAGGGCTGATCGACCAGCACGGTCCCCGCCCTGTCTTGACGGCTGTCAGACATCGGCGCCTCCGGTGAAGAGCTCAGAGAAAGGCTCGACCTTCTGGAGGAAGCCCTCGATGGTCCCCTTGCCGGCTGCCGTGTTGTAGAACCGCTTCCAGTAGGCGCCGAGGCCCGGAAGGTCGTCGGCCGGTGGCAGCGGGGGGCGGCGGCGATAGTAGACCAGGCGCGCGATGGCGGTGGCGTAGGCCAGGTTCCAGATGAGTTCGAGAGGCCCAGGACGGGCCTCATCAGACTTCTTGCCAGACACCAATTCGCGCACAAGGTCGCCGAGGTCTGGGCGATAGCTGAGGAAGTTGTCCCACACGTCCCGATGCGTCGCCGGCTCGATCTGGTAGATGCCGAGCGCCGGCCCGCCCTGCTGCACCAGGTGCTGGCGGCCGGCGACGACGCTCTCGGCCAGCACGGTGGCGAGCAGCAGGTTTGCGGCCGCCGGTGAATAAAGCCCGATGTGTTCCAGCGTCGGGCGGATCACATGGCCGCGCAGTTCGGCGGGATCGATCATCGCTCTAGCCCAGCTCATCAGTTTCAGGAACAGGAAACCGCTGACCGCCAGCAGCAGCGCAATGAAGGCGCCGCCGATGGTGATGACCAGGCGGTGGCGCGCGTCCTTCTCGTCGCTGATCCGCGCGTGGACCTTGTCGGCCAAGGCCGCGATCATCCCCTCCACCTTGTCGAAGCCCCGCTGCATATCCAGCTTCAGCTCCGCCCGGCTCGTAGCCGCCAGCTCTTCGCGGCGATTGCTGAGGTCCTCGTGTGCGGACTGCCGCGCCTCCGTGGCCGAGGCGATTTCGATGGCGCGGGTGTTGATCTGGGCTTGCGCGCGGTCGCTCATCCAACCGGCCTAAACCGCCCGGGACTCCGGGTCCAGCGCCGAGATGTTCATGAACACTTTTCTGCCCGAAACGCTTAGCCATAGGACCAAAGACCCCAATATCCGGCGCCCAGCCGCCTCAGCGATTTCGCTTAAAGGGAGCAATTAGACCGTTTAGGTTCATTTTCCAGTTGCGTGATTCCAAGCGCGCTAGGCACAATCGGCGGTGGAGGAGAACCCATGCTGGAAGACCGCAAACCACCCGCGGATCGTCAAGACGACCCTGATCCTGCGGATACACCGAGCCCCACCGACCAAGACGGAATCAGCGACGATGCGCTCGATGAAATTCGCATCGAAGGCGGCCACGGTGGCAGCGGCATGAGGCATTGGCGCCCTTCTAAGCGGCCGCCAGGATCGCCACAGCAAAGCTGACCCATATCTGCGCCGTACTCAGCGAGAACGCCCCGACATTTTCAGAAGCCGCTTCCAGCTCTCGACGCGCTGTCGCGATTGCTGCCGAGGAACTTGCGGCCCCCGCCACGGTGTTTATTCCGTTCACATAGTTGCTGGGGTACGACGAGACCGAAGCATCGCTTTGTACATGACCCGCGACCGGAATCCACAAAGCTCTGGCCGATCCCCAAGAAGGAGAAAAGTTCAGAGGGTTAGGTGAGGATGACGCGCTGGCTGCTGCGCCTCCGGCCTCGATGTCCGACAGCACTCCTGTCCATCCTGTCACCCTGTAGCATTGGGCGGCTGCTGTCGCATTCGGGGATGATCCGCTCGTTGAGAAGTTCACCGAAGATCCGTCCTCAGCGCCGTCAGCCTCCCGCGCAAAACAAGCAACACCCGTAACGAAATCCGAGCTAACCGACGTCTCAAACTGCGCCACCTGAGTCCACCCAAGAGGCGTGTTCATTGTCCCCTGAGTGGTGCTCGTTGCCGAGGTATAATGCGACGTCATGAAGTTGAGAAGAAGCTCTCCCGCATTCACGACAGGCGGCATCAGCACATTGTGAGTTTGACCGGCCACAGGAAACGACGTCGGCGTGATCGATTCAACAACGGGAAACGCCGGGCCGCCGCCGCCTTCCCCGAATCGATACGGATTGAGCAGGTTCAGCATTACGTTGGTTTGCCGATCAGCGTCACCTTCAGCCCCGCCGCAGAGGTGCCGGCGCCGTCGATGTCGATGGTGATTTCCGCGTCGTCGGCCAAGGCCGTGTCCGAGATCACCGCGGCCGCGGCCGCGGTCTCGGAAGTGTTCTCGTTGGCGTCGATGGTGAGCTTGGTCGAGAGGATCGTCGCGCCGCCCTCATTGATGTCGACAGTGGTAAGTGTCGTGCCCGCCGTCGTCAGGCTGGCGCGCACTGCCGAGAGGGTGAAGGCGAAGGGCATGCGGAAAGTGATCTTCGCCGAGCCCGTCGTGATCGCCGTCGTCTCGTCGCCCACCGCCACGATCAACGCCTGGTCGGGGTTCACCTGGGCGCCGTCCGCGACGTTCAAAATGGCCCGCGCCTGCGCTGCTGACAGGTCCGTCGGGTCTCCTGTGCCTGCGCCCGCGGCGCGCCCCTTCAGAGTCGCCTGCGCCATGTCGGCGGCCTTGGCATTCGTCACCGCGTTGTTCGCGATCACAGTCGCACCGTCGCCGGTGGAAGTGACATCGCCGGTATGGTTCGGGTGGCTGTAGGCGTTGGCACCATCGGCCACGTTGAGGATCGACCGTGCCTGCGCCGGTGTGAGATCCGTAGGATCGCCCGTCCCGGCGCCCGAGGCCCGGCCCTTCAGGGTGGCCTGCGCCATGTCGGCGGCCTTGGCGTTCGTCACTGCGTTGTTGGCAATCGTCGTCGCGCCGTCGCCGCTGGAGGTGACGTCGCCGCTGTGGTTAGGGTGGCTGTAGGCATTGGCGCCATCAGCCACGTTGATCATGGTGCGGACCTGCGCGGGCGTCAGGTCTTCGGGATCTCCCGTATCAGCCGTGGCCCGTCCCTTGATGGTGTCCGTCGCGACATCGGCAAGCTTGGCATTGGTGATCGCATTGTCTGCCGGCGGGATCGCCGCGATGGCCTGCGCCGTCCTCAAGGCCGTCATGCCCTTCGTGTTCTCTGTCCCGCCCTCGGCCTCGGCCTGGCTGGCGATCTCGGCGAACACACCATCGGCACCGGCCGCGCCCGTGTCGCCCTGCAGGCCCTGGAGACCCTGGATGCCCTGCACCCCTTGCGGCCCCTCGAAGTTCCCGGTCAAGGTCCAGCTGCTTGCGCCGGTTTTCTCGTAGTAGTCGCCCGTGTCGTTGTCGATGTAGCGGTCATCGACATTGCCCAGGGACCCGGCAGGCGCACCGGACCCGTCCAGGAATGCCGGGAGGTCGGAATTCTCAAGGGCGTCAGCTGCCGCGTTCCAGCGCGGCACCTTGCCGGCTTCCGGTGCCGGCAGCAGCAGGCTTGCCGTGGTCACCAGCTCGTCGCGCAGGCGCACGGCCCGGTCGATGCGCATCTGCAGATCGTGAACCATGCGCGTCAGGCGGTTGAGCGCGGTTTCCGTGACCTCGGCGGAGAAGTCCTCCAGCTCGTTGTAATCGACCTCCTGCTTCTGGGCGATGTCGGAGACGATCACGACATTCTTGGTGCCGGCGCCCGGTGGCGTGACGAAGTCCACGACGCCGCCGGCCTTCTGGCCGACGTTGGTCACCGAATAGTGGATGGACAGCGTCTGCAGTGTGCCGTTCAGGTAAACGTCCAGATCGCCGGCCTCGAAGATCCGGTTTTCGTAGGCGAACTGCGTGGTGACCCCGTCGCCGTCATGCTCCCAGCGTGAGACATCGGTATCTGTCGTCATTGCGGACCTCCACTGAAGACCGGTTCACCGACAGGGGCGCCACCAGGCACGCCGCCGGCGGGTGCCCCCTGCGCGAAGCTCGGCTGCCGGCGCTGTTGCGCGTCGCGCTGGGCGGCGCGGATGTGCTCGGCAAAGCGGGCGAACTGCGGATCGGTCAGGATCGCCTGGCGCGCCAGCTTGCGGGCATCGGTAACGGCCTTGCGGATGAAGCCCGCCTTGCCGCCGTCCTTGCCGTCCGACAGCGTCTGGTAGACCTGCGACATGGGGTGTCGGCCCTCCACCACGGCGTCCAGGTAGTCGCGGGTGCCCAGCTGCCAGGCCGGATGCTTCAGCCCGTTGCCGGCCAGGCGGGTGTAGGCGTCGTAGACCTCGGGCCAGTCGCGGAAGTTCACGCGGACGCCCTCGAATTCGGCCTTCTTTGGAATGCGGCGGATATCGAGCACCAGGCGCGTCAGCTCGGCGTCGATGGGGCTCTTCTTCACGGCGCGGGACGACCAGGGCGCAAAGAAGTCGTAGGACTTGCCGAGACCGGATTCCGCCTTGACCACCTCGCCCCAGAGATCACGGCGCGGCAGCAAGCTGTCCGAAAGACCGGCGATGCGCTGAAAGACTGCATCGGCGGGCGAGTTCACCTCGCGCAGCGCCGGATCGACGGCGGTCTCGACCGCGCCGGCCAAGGCACTGAAGGGGACGAAGGAGCCGACAAACTGGTTGATGTAGCTCTCCGAGTAGGCCTGCGGGTTGCTGACCATCTCCATGAACTCAGCCATGCCCTGCATGTAGGTCTTGTTGATGGTGACCTGGCTGACCGCTGCGATGGCCATGGCGATGACCTCCTGGGCTTCGTCCACGTCGTCGGCATCGATGTCGCCGCGCTTGATCGCCTCGTTGATGTCGGCGGCGAAACCCATGGTCATGCCGAAGGGATCGGCGCGGTTGTAACTGTACCAGCGCTCCCCGACTTTGATCGAATAGGGCTGCCAGCCCTGGCGCTGCAGGGCTTCGCGCTCGCCGGGATCGCGCGGACCGCGCCCGGTAACCATGCCGCTGTCCGCCAGGTCGGCAGCCAGGAGCATGACGGTGGTTCCGGTGGCCATGCGCGCCAGCGCCAGGTCGCGCCGCGCGCCGCCGGCGGCCACGTCCGCGCGCCACTGGCCGACCAGAGGGGCCAGCGGCGTGCGTTCGAAGGCATAGCGCGCGATGTTCACCGGCGTGCGGACGAAGGGCAGGATGAAGGGGACTGGCGAGAGCGGTTTGTCTGCGCCGCGTAGCTTCAGGACGGCGTCTCCGAACCAGCCCGTCTGGTTGGTGAAGGTGTTGTAGAGCGCAGCGTCGGCCGCAGCGATGCGGATGTGCTCCGGCGGGTTTGCCAGGATGTCGGCCATGCGCCGGTCGAGGGCTGCCCCCTGGTGGCCCTCCTGGGCGGCCTGGCGCACGGCCTGGGCGTGCAGCTCCATCCGATAGCCGATGGTCTTGAAGAACTCGTCCTCGGCACCCAGCAGGCGCCCAGGGACGCGGAAGACTGTTCCCAGGAAGTCCACCGTTCGGCCCGCGGCGCCGGCCTGGTTCAGGTTGAACGCATCGGCGGAGAAGGCCCGGTTGCGCGGCAGGTCGATCTTGCCCAGCGCGGCGCCGGTCTGCTCGGTGACCAGAGCCCGCCAGGACAGCCGGAACGCATCGCGCAGGCCTGAGATCAGGCCGTAGGTCATGGCGGCCGCTTCGCCTGGCACAACGCCGTCGTTGATGCCGCGCAGGCGCGCGAATTGGATCGCCGCGCCCCGCTCAAGGATCTGCTGCACGGCGACGCCGGCGTTGGAGGTGATGTTGACGATGTGGGTCTTCGGTGAGAACAACAGGCCGTTGACCCAGACCTCCTTGATCGCGTCCATGGTGGCTGCGCCCCAGCCACGCCGTGCAAAATCGCTGATCGCCGCATCGGGCGCGCCGGAGGCCTCCAGGATCGCCAGGCGCCGGGCCATCTCCGCCGAGGCCTGCTGCCCACCCATGGCGTTCAGGAGCTCGTCGAGCGCGCGCGCCTTCTCAACCGAACCGCCGGCCGGGATCTTCCAGGCATTGAGGGCGCGGGCGGTCTCGGTCCTGGCACCGATCACCTCCGCCTGGATCGCATGGTGCATGGCAAGCATGCGCCGGAAGTTGAACTGGTCGGCGGCCCCGGCTTGGGGCGAGGCGGCGATCCGCGCGGCCTCCAGCAGCCGCTCCGCCGAGGCGGCCCAGAGCCGCCGCGCGGCCAGGGCTTCCTCCGCGCTGAAGGGCTCCCCCTTCCGGCGGGCCAGCAGGTCCTGGGGCGTCATGCCCAGCTGATCGGCCAGGGCGGCGGTCTCTTCGAAAGACTGGCGGCCGCGCCGGGCCTCATCGATGTCGCCGGCGAAAAACTCCACCATGTCGCCCAGGACGGCCTGGACATCGTCCGGTTCGTCGATGGCGGCGAAATTGACCCGGATCGCCGGTTCGCCTACCATTTCGACGCTGCGGGCTGGAGCCAAATCGCCGTCTTCCCGGCCTTGACCGAGACCGCGTTGAGAAAGCGGCCGGGCGCCGGGCCCGGCCTCCTGGACCGGCGACCGGGACCGCAGCGCATCCCCCAGCTGCTCGTCGCGCCGCGCGCCGGCTGTGAGAACGCGCCAGAAGTCGCTGTCCGGCGCCTTTGCGAGGGTGACGATGGCCACCGAGTTGCGGTCCGGCCCAAAGGTGCGGGTCAGCATCAGGCGGCCATTGCGGGCCTCGCGCACCGCATCCCAGTTCGCCACCACATCCTGCATCAGGTGAAAGCCGTCGCGGTAGCCGAGGCGCTGGGCGTCGCGATTGATGCCGGCGGTGTTGAGGTGCGTGAGTGTCGAGCGGCGCAGGCGTAGCGGCAGCTCCGGCTGGCCCGCCACGTCGGGCAGGACCGTGAGATTTGCGGAACCGTCCGCGCCCTTCAGGAAATTCTGCGTGTGACCGGGGATACGCTGGAACCGGGCATCGTCCGGCGGCAGCGTCAGGAGCTCGTCGATGGAGAGCTCCGGCGCTTCGACGATGGGCGGAAAGGCGTCATCGACCCGGGCCTGGCTTTCGCGCAGCTTCGCAGCGCCATCGGCCGGCGGCGGCGCCTCGACGGCGAACAGCGGCTCGTTGGGATCGCCCAGCAGCAGGAAATCCCGATCCTCGACCTCGCCGAAGCGCGCCCGGGCATCGGCCAAGGGATCGCCGGCGACGCCCTCCCCAACGATGGAGGCCTCTTCACCGCGCCGGGCGATGCGTGCAGCGCGGATCAGGTGGGCAGCGCGGAACACCCCTTCCGCCAGCGCGCCGATGCCGGCGCCCTCGATGAGGTTCTTGAACCGGCCCTCCATTTCGCTGTCGCCAGGATCGGCCGCGAGAAATCCGGTCAAGGCCGTCTCCGGCAGGCCGAGGTCCTGCCAGAGGTTCGCCAGGCGCGCTTCGTGGGGATCGAAGACGGTGAAGTCCGTCACTGCCCCGGCGGTGGCGCCCGCGACGCTGCCGGAGAGGCCGACGGCCTTTGCCCCTCTCAGCGCCGGCAGGAAGCCGGTCAGAAACTGCGACGTCGCCCGGATCGCGCCGCCGGTGGCGCTTTTCGGGTCATCGAGCTCCGGCACCAGGCGGCTCAGACTGCCCTCGATCGCGCGGGCCGCCGCCTCCAGCTGCGGGTTCGGCAGGTTCTCAGCACCCGGGCCTTCGGCTTCCGGCTCTTCGGCAAGAGCCATGTCCAGGAAGCGGCCCATGCCGGTCGGGTCCTCAACGCCGAGCACATCGCCGAACAGCGTCGTGAAGAGCGACAGCCCCGCCTCCTGGCTTTCGCGGACGGCATCGAGGGCGCCGCCGGCGATCTGCCGTGGCGCCTCCACCACCCCCCGGGCCGGATCGGCGGCGATATCGAGGGCGCGGTCAAGGCCGCTCTCTTGCTCCACCGCCGGCGGCAGAGGCGGCTGCAGGGCCTGGCCGCGCGGACTGTCGGGCGGCGGCGCGCCAGGCCCCTGCAGCTGGCCATCGACGCGGCCCAGCATGGCATCCAGGGCGGCCTTGCCCGGCTCCTCGGTCTTGGTGCGCAGATACTCCAGCCCCAGGTCCTCGCTGTTGGTCAGCGGCAACTCCGGTGTGATCTCGATGCGCTGGGTGTTGATGCGGTCGCTCATCGGCGCCCTCCGGTCTCAGGCGGCTTGGCGCGCTCCCGCGCCAGGAAGTCGCGCCAGCGCTGCAGCAAGACCGCTTCCGTGCGGGCCTCGGCCTCGTCGATCTCGCCGGCGCGCAGCCGGGCGGCGGTCGCGGCCTCGGCCGCCGAAACATCCGCCTCGATGCCGTCCAGATCCCCCGGCGTGCGGCGCACAAAGCCGAAGCGCGGATGGGGCAGCCCGACAAGGGTCTCGGACAGCCGGACAAGGGCGAACTGGTCGCGGATCTCCAGCGCGCGCCGGCGCAGCTCTTCGTCGCTGCGGGTCCCGGAAGCGGCATAGTCATCGAAGACCTGCAGCGCTTCGGCGGCGCGCTGGCGCCCCAGCGGGTCCTGGACGAAGGGTCCGGGGTCCAGGGCGCCCTGGAGGAACGAGCGGGAGCGCTCGTATTCGCTGCGCGGGCCCGTCTGGCGCGCCAGGTTGCGCGCCGCATTGGTGGTGGCGATGTAGCGGTCGTTGGAGATCAGGCCCTCGCGGTGCAGCTGGCCCGCCAGGTCGGCCGCCCGCTCCGGCTCTTCCGCCAGCAGGCCCTGCAGGTCCTGGACGGCCTCGGGATCGTCGCGGAAGCTGTCCGTGGCCGGATCGACCAGGCGCAGCAGGTTGCGGTAGTCGGACGCGCCCACCTCTTCGCGGAAGCCCTCGACCGCCTCGCGGGTGAGTTCGCCATCCTGGTGCAGGGCATAGGCCTCCTTCATCAAGGCTTCCGCGCGCTCCTGCTGGGCCTTCTCCAGCGCGCGCTCCGCCTTCTCCGCCAGGCGGGCCTGTTCCTTGGCCAGGCTGTCCGCACGGGCCACGGCGGTGTCGGTAAGCCGCGCCCGGGCCAGCTCGTCGAGGTTCTGGAAACGGCCATCATCGAGCAACGCGTCGACCGCCGCATCGGGATCGAAGGTGATGAGGTTGCGCACTTCGGCCTGATCGATATCGGACAGCAGCCCCTGCGCCCGCGCCACCGCATCCGGTGCGGTGATGTAGCCGGCGGCTTCAAAGCCGGCGATGGCGGCCCGGGCGCGGCCGATGATCTGTTGGCGCTCGACATCGTTCTCCGCCGCAGCGGCCAGGCGGGTGTACTCGGGCAGCAGCAGATCAAGCCGGGCGACACTGTCCTGGACTTCCCGGTCCCAGGCCTTGCGTTTCACCGAGGTGAGCTTGGTCTCGACCGACTTGAGGTAGTCCCGCTCGAAGAGCGTGCGCACCGCCCGATCTTCGATGCCCTCAAGCGTCGCCGTGCCGATGGCTTCCGCCTGCTCCAGAAAGCGCGCCGGTGCGGTCCGAAAGTCGGTATCGCGCTCGAAGGTCAACTCAAGGTCGTTCAGTTGCCGCGTTGCCGTGCCCGTCGCTTCGACCAGGTCGGCGACGCGGCGCGCCTCGGCCTGTTGTTCGGCCATGCCGAAGAGAAACTGTGACGAGGCCTCGGCAAGCTGAGAGAGCTGCCCCAGGCCGGCGCCGCCGGCGGCGGGGTTGACCCGTTGGGAGCGGACCGGGACCCGCAGCCTGGCACGGCTCTGGACACGCGGCAGCTCGATCATTCGTCCTCACCAAACAGATCCCCGGCGCGGGACGCGCCGGTGAGAAGAGAGGCGCCGGCCTTCCCGATGCCCCCGACGACGGCCTGGTCGCCCTGAAAGCGCGCGAGGCTGGCATTCGCCAGGGCGTTCTGCACGCCAACGGTCTCGGAGAAGCGGCTGGCGAGAATGTCCAACTCCGCCTCGGCGGCGGTCTCCGCCATGATCAGCAGCGGCGTGCCTTCCAGCCCGGCCCCGGAGGCAGCCGCCGCCGCGCGCTGGCGCGCGACGACGGAACGCGCGTCGCGGCGGATCTGCTCGCGCTCGAACTTGCCCTGTTCCCGCAGGATCGCAGCGTCACGCTCGGCAAGGTCGGCATTGAAATCCGCCGCCGCCTTCGCTGAAAATCCTTGCGCCACAGCACTGACGCCGCCAATCGCGGCCCCTGCCAGGCCGAGGGCGCTGAGGGTCGCGGGATCAGCCATGGTTCAGCCTCACATACATCAGGGAGGTGCGGCCGTCCGGAGTGAACAGGGGCATGGTGCTCTCTTCCGCAAAGCCCAGGATCGCGGCGAGGCGGATCGCCTGGGCGAACTCGGCATCGACGTGCGCCTCGATGCGGCGAAAGCCGCGGCGCCGGGCGCGGTCCAGAACGCGCCGCGTCCGCGCCACCACCGCCGGCCAGCAGCGCTTCGGGATACAGCCGAAGATCGCCCAGGCCAGCGCCCTCCCCGGCCACTGCGGCAGCACGCCGGCACAGCCGACGCAAAGCTCGCCGTCATCACCCTCAACAAAGCCCGAGTAGCTGAAACCGCCCTGCACCAGGTGCGCCCCCAGGCTGAATTCGGAGATCCGGGCCTGCAGCGCGGCCTGCTCGGGCAGCAGCTGCAGTGCGGCCAGGTGCTCGGGGTCGAAGGGCCGGAAGACGATCATCTAGTCCTCGCTCACGGTGATCTGCGGCATCAGAGCCACCACCTCCAGCGGCAGCGGCGCGTCCTGGACGATGAGGATGTCGTTGGCGCGGTCCCACTTGCTGGGCATGGCCTGCTCTTTGTCGCCGGTGAAGAGCGGCGGGGCTTTCCCCATCGGGTCGTCTGTGGAACGGAAAAAGGCCTCGTTCAGGCTGGCGTCGTCGCGGCCGATCTTGAACCCCAGGGAGCGGTTGAGCCGCACAACGACAGAGCTGACCCGCTGCTTGCGGCCCTGGGCGCTGCTGCCCGGCGACGCGCCGGCGTCGAAGCGTACCGGCTTAAGCCGCGACTGGTAGCCGAGCCCGACATGCACCTTGCTGGCGGCGCTGCGCAGGACGATCTGGCCGCCGGAAACGGTGCGATCCGGATGGACCGCGCCATCGGCGAGGATCTGGACGGTCTCGCCTTCCAGATGATCGAGACCGGAGATCGTCGTCGCCGGCGCCCCGTCATAGGTCAGGCCGCTGTCGACGAAGAAGGCATCCTCCTGGGCGGTGTCGGCCTCGAACTCGTTTTCCAGCACTTCGATGTAGCGCCGGGTCTGCCCGTTGATGGTGCGGCGGACGATCAGATAGACATCGTCCTGGGCAGTGCCCGGGATCGTCGTAACCGCCTCGACGACACCGTTGCCGCCGAGCTTGTGGAGGTGCCAGGCCAGCACCTCTTCCTCGCGCACATAGGTGAAGCCGAGCAGATCGCCGCTGTTGAGAACGACCCAGAGCACCGACCAGGGCTCCTGCTGGTAGGCCATGTCGCGGATACCGCTGAGCGGCAGGTGCTGGGCCCGCCGCGTCATCGAGGGCGCGCGGAAACCGTCGCTCTCCAGGTTGAACGCGAGCTCCCGCACGGTTCTGCCCTGACGTTGCACGAAGAGAACGGCGTCGCCGACTTCGACGGCCAGGATGTCCGCGCTTCCCCTTGTCGTCGCCTTGCGGGCGCGCGAATTGGAAGGCGTCAGGGCCGATTGCTGATCGTCGGCCACCAGGCGCACCTCCCGCCCGAGCGTGCCGATCAGCAGGGCCTCTGCCGAAATCATCCAAAGGATGTTGTTGGCCTGGTTCCCGGCCAAGGAACGGCTGAGCGGATCGTCGTCTTCCGTCCCGGGCGTGTAGTCTTCGAAGGCGCCGATCTTGGAGCCGTCGATCCGGTCGGGCGCCACGGCGGCACCGCCCTGCACCAGGCGCTCCTCGTGGATCGTCCCGTGGGTGGAGAACCCCGATGTCTCCGACCACAGGCCGAGACGCCAGGCCGCCTGCGCAGTGGCGGCACCGAAGTTGGTCAGCACCGTCACCCGCACTTCGGTCGCGGAGATAAACTCCGTCACCCGGGCCACGCCCCAGGTGCCGCTGTGGTTGATGCGGATCAGGCGGTCGACGTCGGTAGAGGCAAAGGGCATGTGCCCCACGGCCTCAACGGTCGTTTCCCCGCTCGTCGCCAAGGGCCGCAGGGTTTTCGTTTCATCGACGTTCTCGGGCAGATAAGGCCCGTCCGTAAAGTCGATCTGGACCATTGACCACGACGTATCGCCGAAGCGCAGCAGTTTGTGCTGCGGCCTCTGCGGATGGAACAGGTAGACCACGTCGAAGGTCTGGTTGAGCTTCAGGCGCGGCAGGTCTGCGGTCTCATAGGGCGTCGCCAGTTCGAAAGGGACGGCCGCGCCGGCGCCGCTGCCCAGCAGCGTCACGTCATCAACGGCGACTGTCTTGTTCTGGGCATTGCGAAACTGGATGTAGAAGGGGCTCATTTGCGGCGTGAAAGCAACGGAGTGCGTGCCAACAGCGAACTCCGTCTCGGTCAGGACCTGGTCGCCTTCGGACGTGTTGCCGATCCTCAGCGTCACTGTGTCCCCTAGCGCACCCAAGACCCGAAACGTCAAGACGTGCGACTGGCCGGTGTTGGTTGTCGTGACATCCTGCTCAGCCGCTGCAACACTGGACCCAGCCCCGACCAATGCCAATCGGCCGTTGGTGGCCGCCGTCGCGATATTGATCTTCACGCGAAGATCGCCGGTTGTTGGCCCAGATCCGTCAGTAATGCTCGTGATCGTGTCGTTTCGGCCCGTTGCGAAAGCGCTGCCCTGGTCGGCGCAAGCGCTGACGTTGACGTTTCCGGTTGTCAAGGTGTCGGAAAAGACAATCCAATAGTCCGTGGCGCCTGTAACCGCTGGCGGAGTCGAGAAGACCAGCGTAAAGGTGCCGGTGGTGCCGATGACCAGAGTATCGCTGGCAGTGCCGACAATACTGCCCGGACTCCCCGCGTTATCAGTGTAGATCGCCGCCTCTGCCGTGATGGCTGCCGTTACGCCGACAACAGCGATTGACGCATTCACAACCGTTCCGCTCTCCGGCGCGGTGAATTTCAGCGCAACATGCTTGCGGTCGGCCGCCGCCGCATCGCCCCAATTGCGGATGAAGGTCCCTGCGAATTGCAGTGTGTCGACAGAGGCCGCCAGGTCAAGGTTATGCTCAATGGCAGCGGATCCGTTAGAGCGGTCATCCCAGCCGGTGATGTCGTTGTCGAAAGTCCCGTTGCTGATCGCGGCGTCAGTCGCCTCGACCACGACCTCGGCGCGCTCGCGGAGAAGGCGCAGCGACTTGTCGCCAAAGACGAAGCCATAGGCCTGGGTCACCTCTTTGGAAAACTCGAAGGGCTGCAGCCGGTGGAAGCTCGCGGAGTCCTTCACCTCGGCAATGTGGCGCGTGCCGACGCGGCGGATCGCGGGGCCGTGCGGCAGGGCGATCATGTTCTGCAGTTCCTCGCAGCCGTTGTAGTACCAGCTTAGGTCGGTGCGCCCGAACAGCCGCGGGTCGAGGATGCCGGCGGTGAAGTTGGTCTTGATGGGATTGACCACGGCGTCAGGCCCTCACCGCCGTGATTTCGCTTTCGAAGAAGTTCTTCGGGATGCCCTCCTGGCCGTCCACGTTGCGGGCCATCCGCAGCCAGGCGACATAGCGGTCCCAAAGCCGCCCCTCCAGGCGGGAACTGTCGGATTGCTTGTAGGCAATGGAGACCGCGAGATGAAGACTGAGCGCTTCGAGCAGGAGCGCGTCCATAAGTCCGGGGTTCGTCAGCCGGAAGACGTAGCGCAGCTTGATCGGCGCCGGCGCATCGGTCAGCAGCAGCCGGCCTTCGACCACCCAGGGCTCTTCGCTGTCGTAGAGATCGATCACCCGCAGGCAGAAGGGATCGGGCGGCAGAGTGTACTGTTTGGCGTACTCGAAGTCCGGCGTCCCGCTGGAGCCCACCGCCTTGCGCGCCCGCGCCGAGTTCCACGGATGGCCGCGCAGGGTGGCGTCCAGCACCTGGTCATAGCGCGCGCGGCAGACTTTCGCTTCTTCGCTGTTTTCGTCGGCCGCACTCACCAGGCCTGCCCCGATATGGGTCAGGGCCGCATTGAAGATGGTCGTCTTGCTCGGCATCCATCACCCCCGAGGCGACGGGCCAGCCGGCCGGCAGAGAGGAGACGCGCCGGCCGGCCGCCGCCGCCGTTGCAGGACCTAGTCCTGGACGGCCACGAGATGCCCGGACAGCTCGGCCCCCGCCAGGAGTGTGCCGCCGGTGATCTCTGCGGCGATCACCACGCCCTCCTGGCTCTCGAACAGAAGGGTCTCGTGGGTGCCGAGGGTGCCCGCCGGCGTGAAGTTGCCGGCGGCGCTCACATCGACAGCGGCGTCGAGGCCGTCCGGATCGGCCAAGACATCGGCCCCGGCCAGGTTCTTGTAAGCCTCCCAGCCCAGGTTCAACACGCGGCTCGCGCCGAAGGCCGAGTGATGCATACGGCTGAGCGGCAGGATAAGGCGGACCTTGCCCGCCGGGAGCTTGAACAGCCGCGCGGTTGAACCGTCCGCGCCAGCCACGGCGCCCTGGGTGAAGTCGAAGAACATGCAGCGCATGCGGCCCCACCAATCATGGGTCGCAACGGATTTGGGCGGCACGGCGAGCGTGCGCGCCAACTGTGTGGAAGCTTCGTTGGTCAAAACCTTACCCTCCTAGTCTTGTGGCCGGCGCGCACCAGCACGCCGGCCATGGTTGATGGCGATCAGCTCTCGCGCGCTGCGACGACGACCATCTTCTCGTCTTCGACGCGCGTGGCATCCATCGAGAAGTCCACGCCGACCTGGGTCGAGTTGCGCTTGTCGCGGCGGGGCCCGATGTCGCTCTCGATCTCCTGGCCCTTCGCCAGGCCGATGGCGTTCTTCGCCCAGAACAGGCATTGGCGGTCGCCATTGCCGTCAACCGTCAGGCGTTCCGTGCGCTTGAACTTGAAGCCCATGAAGGTGTCGATCTTTCCCTCGGCCAAAGCCTTCACGGTGTTGAAGTCGGCGCTCTTGATTTCCGTGGTGTTGAAGAGGTTCGTGACCTGCTTCGCCGAGACTGCCGCGAAACGCTCTTCATCCTCGTCCACATCGGAGCCGTCGATCCGCTCTTTCGCCTGCAGAAGCTTTTCGAGATTGAGCCCACTGCCGGCACCGCCGATATCGACGCCGACGAGCTGGGAAGACGGCAGCGGAATTGCCGTCGCCCCATCGTCCTCGTCCATCGAGTACGCAGGGCCGACCGCAGCAGCGATGATCAGATCGTCTTTCTTGCGATTCATTGCCCAGACGGCATTCTCGGTGTAGCGGGCCGGCAGCTGCCCTGCGATCAGCAGCCGGCGCATGTCCTTCTTGTCGATGAGATCGAACCAGTCGAAGTCCCGCAGGATGATCCGGCGCCGGGAATGGGGCGTCGGGTTGATGGGCGTGTCGCTGTGACGGCTTGTGTTTTCCTGAGCTTCGACGGCGCCGATGCGGTCGAAGTAGCCGGCCTTGCCCTGAAGGTTGTCGGGATCGTCACGCACGCACATTTCGAGGCGCGATTCCCTTTGCTGCGACAACATGATCACGTCGTCGCGGAACTTTTGCGCAAAGGCGATAGGGATAGAGAAGCTCACGGCTCCCTCCTGTCAGTTGCGGTCGTTTGCATCTGGCGGGAGGGCTGCCCGTTGCCCGCAGGCCTGCGCCTGCCTTGTGTTCGGACCCTTCCTGGCGGTTCACGCCCCGCTCGGCGGCCTGCTTTCAGGCGGTCAGCCGGACGCCCCGTTTGATGGAGCGCTACCCGGGCTTCAGTTGGTCTCCCCTTCGCTGCCAGGGGTGTCTTGATGGCCCATGACATAGGCCTCGAACTCCTGGGCTTCGGCGATCGTACTGGCGACCGGCTTTTGCACGGTGCGCAGCTGGATGGCGCACTTCAGGCACTCGACCCGCAGTTTGGCACGCTCAAGGTCGGTAATGTCACGCTCGGCGATCAGGACCGGTGGATCAACACTTGCGGCCTCGGGTTTCTGGCCTTCCGTCGTTTTACTGTTCGGCATCTCAGGTTACTCCGGGTGTCCGCCATCGGAGCCAGCCACCTCATAAAGCTGGTACATGCGCTTGTGGATCGCCTTGTGCTCCGGATGCTTTTTGTTGTTGTAGGGATGGTTTGGGTCTTCCGCTGCAGCGGCGCGGATCTTCTCGATCTCGGCCTGAGCCGCCTCCGGCCCGGAAACCACACCAGGCAACGGATCGCCCGGGAGATCCCCGTCTTCGCCGAGCGCCGCGCCGATCTTGGCGAAGGCCTTCGCCACCGCGAGGTTGTCCAGCAGGTAAGTGCCGTCCATCAGGCGGATCTGTTTGGCGCCCTCGATGTCGTCGAAGCCCGCGCGCACCATCCGGTTGGCGTGCTCGATGTTGGCGTCGAAGTTGCTGCCCCAATCCTGGCGCAGCTGCTCTTCGTTGGCATCGGCGATGTCGCTCGCCCTTTGCTCGAAGGCCTGCCACTCCGCCGCCTGGGCCTCGGCGTAATCGCCGATCATGCCGCGCAGCTGGGTCTGCGTGAGGCCGTGTGCGTGCGCCTTCTCGACCATCTTGCCCTGCAGGTCAGCATTCCAGGGCAGGCCCTCCGGCGGCTTGAAGTCTTTCAGGTCGTACTGGTCAGCGCTCTCCGGCCGCCCGATTTCGTTGTAGAAACTATCCCACTCCTCAGCAGTGGCATCCTTGCCGGGCAGCGTGACGCCGCGCTTGCCGATCAGCCGCTGGACGTTGACATGCTCCTTCGCCAGGTCTTCGACGCCCTTCACGTTGGCAATCGACGGATCGTTGCGCAGCTCCTCCGGCAGGCCGCTCTTCCAATCGGCCGGAGGTGAAGGCGCGGGATCACCCCCCGCAGGCGGCTCACCGCCGTCAGATGCGCCGGCGCCCGTGACTTGTCCGTCTCCTCCCGGGGCTCCCGCCCCCGTCTCTTCTGTCACCTGTCGTCTCCTCTCGTCTACAGGTCCTCAACGAGTTTCAGCGCCTCTGCGCGCCGGCGCTCGACTTCGCTGGGCAGGCCTGGCATAGCTCTCAGGCACTCCGCCACGGCCTTGATCGCCGTCCGGGCTTTGCGGTCATAGATGCCGCGCGGCTTCGTGGTCTTCGCCGTGCTCTTCTTCGTGGCCTTTGCCATCACTTGCTCCTTTCGCGCGCCAAGCGCATCAGGGCTTCATCGTCCATGTCCATCTGACGGAGAAGACGCAAAGCACCGTCGCGCAGGCCATTGTTGTAGGAAGAACTGTGGGAATCGCCGGGCACATGGCTTGGCGAAAAAGCTCCGCAAGCGCGCAGATGATCTTTCAGCACCCGCCGCCCCTCCGGCGTCGAGAAAGTGATCTGGTAGTCGTTGCGCCGCCCCACCAGCTGAGCGTAGATCTCTGCGCCTTTCTCCAGCAGCGTCACGATCCACCTCCAGTGCCGGCTGCCGGCACCAGGCCCGCGCCCTGGACAGCCGCCAGGGCCTGACCGGCCGACTGCGCTGCCGAGGCGCCGCGCTCGACCTCTTCGGCCTGCAGTTGGCGCTGCTGTTCTTCCTGGCGTGCCTTGCGCCGTGCCTCCACCTTCTTGGGATCGCGCATGAATTCCGCCGGCAGCCCCAGGCGGTCGGCGGTGATCCGATAGGCCCGGTCTTCGTCCAGGTTGTCCAGAAGCTCCGGATTGCGGGCGACCAAGGGCGCGGTGACATCGTTGAACTCACCGAAGGCGGAGATTTCGCTGAGGCTCTGCGCCCGGGCAATGGGCGAGGTGTAGTGGACCTCAATGGATTCGCCGGCGAGCTCCTCCGGCATCGGCGGAAAGAAGCCCGCGCGCAGCAGGATCATGAATGAGCGCTCGACCACCGGTCCGACAAGCTCGTCCTGCACCCGCCCGACAAAGGGCCCAAGGACCCGAAGCGTTTCCGCGTCCAGCTTGATCACCTGCGTCGCGGTCATGCGCGGATCGCGGGAGAGCTGCAGCAGGTGATTGTAGTAGCGCTGCTCGATCCGCTGGCGGATGCCTTCGGCCAGATCCTCGCCCAGATCCGGACGGCCCTGGGTGAGCAGGGGCTTGATGGCTTCCGCCCGGCCGGTCATGAGCTCGCTGCGCACATGGTTCAACTCGCCGCGGCGCAAGGTAACATCGCCGATCACCCCGTCGTCGGCCACCATCAACGGTGGATCGATCTGCTTTTCCGCGCCTTCGAAGGTGATCTGCATGGTCCGCTGCAGCGACTTCACGTCGAACAGCGCCCGCGTGCCGGGCCCGCGCCCGTAAACCTCGTTGCTGGCAACGTGCCAGCGCGGCACCAGAAAGGGCATTTCCCGGTAGCCGGAGACCTTCATGGTCAGCTTTTCTGAGACGTTGACCCAGACCGAGGCGATGGGCATGCGCTTCGCATCACTCAGACCCTGCGTATGCTCCCGGCGCGGGAACACCGCATGCAGAAACTCGAACTCCTGATCCGGGTTCTTGCCGTTGGCCGCCTTGATCACCTTCGCGCCCGCGGCGTCACCCCACTTCTGCAGGGCCTGCCGCGCCGAGAGCATGAAGCGGCGGAACACCGTATCGACGCGGCCCTCCGCACTCTCTGCAATGAACAGCTCTCTTAGCGGGCGCTCCTGATAGAGCGGCAGCCGGCCGGGCCGATCCTGGATGTAGAAGCCGGCGATCCCGAAGTCGCCGATGCCGCGAAACACACCGGGTGCCGCTGTCTTGAACCCGCTCTCGGTGGCGTCGAAAACATCGTACATCACGTCCATGGCCTGAGAGAGCCACGTCGTGGACAGAAAGCTGTTGCGCAAGGCACGCCGGCGGGGCCGGAGGCCGAACCACTTGGTGCCCGGGTTCATGACCAGGCCATAGATGCCCGCCGCGAAGATCTCCGAGGCGGTCTCGCCGTGGCTGTCCAGGATCTCCTGGCCCCGCTTGACGCCGGGAGTCTCGATGCCCGTGAAAGACGCGACCAGCGGCATCAGGTAGTCGCGGATTTCCTGCCAGTGCGACTCCCAGACGCCGCGCGTGCTCTTCATCTTGTCGGCGCGGCGGATCAGGTCCTTTGCCAGCTGGTCTTCCAAGACGGGCTCCTACTGGCCCAGCAGGCGCTTGGTGCGCACCGGCGCCTGTTGTGTGGTGCCCTGGCCGCCGGTGATCACGGTTGCAGCCCGGCCGCGCTGCCGCCGGGCATCGGTCTGTGCCTGGCGCCGCGCCTGCTCGACCTCCGGGTCCTCCCGCGTGGGGGCCGGCGGCGGCGGGGGCGGCGGCGAGGGCTGGCTGGGCGTCAGAAAACTCATCGCGGGGCTCCGAGGATGTGCCGGCCAAGCAGCCGGGCTTCTCGTCTCAGTCGACCATCGGTAGGACCGGCCAGACGCGCTTGTCCAGGTTGGAGATGTTCATGAACATCTTTTCGCGCGGAATGATTAGGTTTGGGACCGCCGTCCTGCGCTCTTTGGGCCCGGGCGATCTTCATGAGCTGCGTCAGGCGCGTGCGGCCATAACCGAAGCGTGCGCAGATCTCCTTCCAGGTCACCTTCTGCTCGCGCAGCTGCAGGACCTCGACGCCCATCGAAAGATGGCTGCGGCAGGGGCGGCCCATCACAGCCGCGCCCGCGTCTGACGGCCGCGCCGATAGAACGCATCGCGGTAAGAGCCTTGCGGGTTGCTCTCGGTCCGCGCCGCCGTCTGCGCCGTGGTGTCGTAGCGCTCCCGATCCCGCCCCATCACCTCGTGATACTCGCCCCCGCCGATCAGCGCATACTGCGCCGAGTCGTGGACGTGGCTGTAGTCGCCGCTCTTCCCGGTCTTGTCCGGCTTGTCATCGTAGCCGCCGTTGGCGGTCTGCACCCGCTTGTAGCGGTAGCCGGAATTGAAGCCCTTGCGCAGGATCTTCATGCTCGGGCAGATGATCAGGCCCGGGTAGTGGCCGTCGATGTTCTTCGTCAGCGGCACCCGGACCGCATCGAGGCGCGGTGTCAGGTTGTTGGTCGGCGCGGCGCGAATGCGCATCTTGGTCTTGGCCGCGACGATCTGTATCCAGTCGCGTTCGTCGTTGTCTCTGTCGGCGCCGAAAGCCGCCGAAGGATCGGCCCAGCCGGAGACCTGGTGGCCCGGGAACTCTTCGCGCAGGATCTTGTTGACGAGCTCGCCGAAGCGGGTCGGCCCCATGGTGCTCTCGTTGGTGACCACGATCTCGCGCAGGCCCCGCCATTGGCCGTTGGGCATGCGCTGCCACACCGTCGCCGCTGGCGTCCCGCCGGCGTCGAAGCCCATGACAAGGGGAAGGCCCTTCACCGCGATCAGGCGCTGCAGCGAGCAATGGAGCTGGTCGTTGTACTCCGGGTAAACCGGCTTGCCGTCGCGGCTGAACCCGAATTCATTCTTGATGAAACGGCGAATGTACCAGTCCTTCTGACCGGCCATCTGTTGATCGTAGTAACCCTGTACGAGGTTGTGCAGGTTCTCGGCCTGCGGCGAGAGGCCGGACGGTTGGCGAAAGAACCCCCAGCTGTCGGGCTTGTTTTCGACTAGGAGCTCGTAGAGATAGCTGTCCGTGTCCGGTGCGTTGAAGTCCATGATCACACCGCGCCAGGTGGGCCCTCCCTCAGCCATCTTGGGATAGCGGCCGGCGCGCCCGATGCAGTACGTCAAAACGTCGGGGTGCAGCCGGTCGGCCTCATTGAGATAAAACGCCGTGACTTCGTAGCCCTTTAGCACGTCCTCCGCTTTGTGCTCGCCGATGGCGACGAAGTCGACCCAGAGAAATACGGTCGTGCCGTCCGGCAGCTGGAACTTGATCTTGTGCGTCGCTGGACCATCTTGCGAACCAACCCACTCGCCAATCGACTGCGGCATCCACTCGTTCCAGGTCGCGATGGTCGTCTTCCAGAGCTGCCGGTAAGTGTCGCGGACGACGCAGAAGCGGAACTTGCGCTGGCCGTCCAGCGTTGAAGGCTGCTGCTCCGCTGCCTGGTAGATCATGCGGAAAAAGCTGGTTGTGGTTTTAGCGCCACCCAAAGGCCCCATGATCGCATCGAGGAAGTTGCGGCTGACAAAAAACGCCCGCGCAACCGGTCCCGGCGACTCCCAGCGAAGGTTTAACTCGTCGCTCACAGCAGCCCCCCAACCCCGTTGGCGCGACTTTGCTGTTTCGCCGCCACACTCCCCCACCCTTGTGGCGAGGCCTTGAGTTTTCGCGCCGTCAGGATCTCCAAACAGGATCGAAGCGACCCAGTATTTCCGAAAGCTGCCGGAGCCTCCCCCCCGCTCCCATCGGCAGCGGCGGTTTTGGGGGGGTGGGGTGGCTTCGAAGGGGGGTGGGTCTGGCGGCGGCCGCGCGGCCAGGTCGCGGGGCCTAGCGTCAGAGTGTGCATCTGCCGCGCCAACAGCCGAAAGGCGCGGAAACCCTGGCGTTTCGGCCCGTTGTCCAACTCGCGACTGTCAAACTCTCCGGAGCACATGGCGCTAACCCTCTGTTTTTTCTGGCTTTTCGGAATTCAGGACCTGGCCGGTGATCACCACCGCATCATCGCCCGGCTGCGCCACCGGCGCGGCCTCGGCGGGCCCTGTCTGGATCGTGAGCGACACCGGCGGCTTGCCCTGGATGTCGAGCGCGACCGGCTGCTTCTGGTGCAGGTACGGCGCCAACTCCTTCGCGGCCATGATCTGCAGCTTGAAGGCCTCCACACGCTTGCAGTCCAGGCGGGCCGCCAAGTCTTCGACGCGCGCCGCCACGATCTGGGCGAGCGCTTCCAGCGGCGAGCGGTAGTTGGACAGCAGGAAGCTGGTCCAGGCCTCGGTCCGCTTGTTCCGAGATCCGGCAGGCCGACCAGGTCCGCGCCGGTCGGCCTCGGTCGCCTGCTCGTCTTCGTCCAACGGCAGCGGAAGCAGGGCCAGCTGCTCGGCCTTCTCTTCCGGCGCCATCTCGCCGACCTGATCCATGGCTTCGGTCAGGGCCGCGTTGAGACCTTCCTTGTCCTGATCAGCCATTAAACACCTGATATTTAATTGGTTTTCCGGCTGGCGTTGCAGCCGTTGCAGCGGCGTTGCAGGAAATCAGCCGATAAACCATTGATCCCTTTACCTTTTTACCTGTCTGCAACGGTGCAACGGCTGCAACGGTATTCCTCGCACGTATGCGCGCGCGTGCGCGCGCGTCTGCGACCCTGCATTTACCGTTGCAGGCGTTGCAGTGCCTTTTTCCTTAATGATGGCAGTGACTTAGCTGCAACACTGGCTTGTTGCAGGCTGTTGCACCCGTTGCACCTTAAACCGCTGGTGCGAACAACCCCGCGCCGCTTCGCGAACTGATTGATCCAATGGGTTTGAGGGCGCGGAGACAAAAAAAGAGAACTGAATTCCCTTCTCTGTGTTGACAAAGGGAACTGTGTTCCCATATCCATGAAACGCAATGGGAACTGAATTCCCTTTCTTATTGAGGAGAGCAGCAATGCAGCTTGTGTTTGAACCCCTTGCCGATGGTGGCTGGCTCCACCGCAGCGACCGCAGCCAGGCCTATGGCCAATGGATCGGCCTAGACCCGACTGACCTGCAGTCGATTGATCGCGCGTTCTCCCAGGTCCGCAGCGCGGGCTGGGATGAGGGCTACGACCAAGGCCACCATGACGGCAAGGTCGCCGGCAAGGCGGAAGCCGAAGAGGACGCCATCGACTACGAGCAGGCCTACGGCGAAGGCCGTGCCGAGGGTCTTGATGCCGGGCGCGCCCTGGGATCGCTTCATGGCGCCCATGAAGTCTCCGAGAACATCCTGGAGCTTCTGGACCACCTGGACGATGACCCGCAGATCTTGCGGAAGCTGCGCCGCCAGCTGCGCGCGGACCTGCGCCAGTACCAGACGAAAGTCGATGAGCTGGAGCGCATCGAGAAGCGGATCGAGGCCGCGCGCGATGCGGCCTGACCGCAGCGGCCCGGCGGCGCTGGCACGCCGTCCGGGCCCGATCACAGCCAACCCCTTGCAACAGGAGAAACCGACCATGACCGAGAACGATAAGACCAACTGGTACGAAGAGAAGCAAGAGCGGCGCCGGGAGCGCCTGGAGGCCCGTGCCGAGAGGGCGGACGCCGAGGCGCGGCGGCGCTTCAAAGCGTCGGATGACGCAATCGCCGGCATTCCCCCGGGCCAGCCCATCCTTGTGGGCCATCACTCCGAAGGGCGACACCGGCGCGCCCTCGATCGCTGCCACAACCACATGCGCAAGGGACTGGACGCCCAGAACGACGCCCGCCACCTGCGGGGCCAGGCTGCCGCGGTGGGTACGGGCGGCATCAGCAGCGACGATCCGGAGGCTATCGCCAAGCTGCGCCAGAAATTGGCGAGGCGCGAAGAAGCGCAGCGCCTGATGGTCGCGACCAACAAGGCCTGGCGGACCTGGAACAAGAACCCGGAGGCGCCGGCGGCACGCAAGGCAATGGAGGCTCTGCCTCAGGCCATGCAGGAACGGGTCAGGGCCTATGATCCGGAGCAGTGCTACAGCTGGGAGCGCAAAGGGCCTTTCCCAAGCTACAGCCTCAGCAACAACAATGCCGAGGTGCGGCGGCTGAAACAGCGCCTGGCGCAGCTGGAAGCTGCGGCCGAGCGGCCCGCGGTGCCGGATGTCCAGGGCAAAGGCTATACCCTGCGCGAAAACCAGGACATCAACCGCATTCAGTTCCTCTTTGACGGCAAGCCGCCCCCCGCGGTGCGCCAGGAGCTGAAGGGTCGGGGATTTCGCTGGGCACGGTCGGAAGGCGCCTGGCAGCGTCAGCTGAACAACAGCGGACGCTGGGCCGCGCAATGCGTCGTCGACGACCTGGCAAAGCTCCAGGCCGAGGAGGACTGAGCCATGACCACAGACTACCAAAACGAACTGGTCGACCGCTGCGCTCCGCGTTGGGCCTGGGAGGTCATCGACGAAACGCTTGCCGCAGACGCTTTGTCCTCCGCCTTCGATCCGACCCTGCGCCAGCAAATCCAATTGGCACTCGAAGCCATGATCCAGGCCTGCGCCGGCGAGACCATCTGCGAAGAGTGCGGTGAGAGCGTAGAGGAGATCATCGGCTGTCCGGACGGCGCAGAGATTTGCCAAGACTGCTTTGACGCGGGTCACCACTGACCCACCACCTAGGCGGGGGCTTCGGCCCCCGCCGTTTCTGTGATAGGAGTCCCGCTCATGAGCACCGACCTGAAGAAGGCCCGCGAGACCTTGGGCCTGACCCAAGAGCAGATCGCTACCCGCCTGGGCATCACCCGGAAGTGGTGGGGCACGATGGAGCGGGGCCAGGCGGCGGTGCCGCCGACCGTCGCCCTGGCCGTTGCCCAGCTGCTCACACTGCACGCTCAAAACCCGTCTCCCCCTTCGTCCGACTGAGCGGGCGGGATCACCTGGTCGTAGGGAACCAGTACGCAGCGCGAGGCGACGCCGGCGAAGCGCAGGTTGCCCCGCTGCGCCCCCTGGACGCGCTCCAGGGCCTGGACCCAGACGCCGGTGGTCCCGGCGCGCTTCGACCAGATCGTGTCCCTCAGCAGCCCCGCCAGGCCGTTGTGGCTGTTGGCGAAGGCGACCCACTCCCCTTCCGGCTTGGCGCGCCCGCCCGCTGGGTTCAAGACATAGCGCATGCCATAGGTGCCGAGGACTTCCTGCGCCTTGCTGGCGCCGCCTAGACCGATCTGTTCGCTGCCGCGCCCCGAGGCCTCCAGGATGAAGGCGCCCACTGTCGTCTTGGTGCCGTCGCGGTAGGCATCGAGGACGGAGGTGCGGAGGTGGTCGATCAGGTAGTCGTGGTTGCTCACCGCGTCCCGCGTCTCGGCGAGCGCCGCGGCCTTCAGTTTGTCGGCCCAGCCCTTCAGGACTTCGCTGTCGGGCGGGTGGTCGTCGAGCACCAGGTCGGCGCAGGCCAGGAGCGTGCCGAAGACATCGGCGCCGCGCCCGCCGTGCCCGGCGTTGACCGCGAGCTCCTGGCGGTAGGCGTCCAGGGTCTCGGCGAAGCGCGGCCACTGGTCGAGCATGCGCCGCCTGAGACGCGCGCCGAGCGCGCCCATAGACTTGGCGTCCATCTTCGGCGGGTCGGTGGCGTCGAGCCGCTGCAGGTCCATGATCGCCATGCGGCTGCGGTCCTGCGACTGCAGCGGCGGAATCAGGATGGAGGAAAACAGGAAGCAGGACCGCGCGACGAACTCGCTGCCGACGTGGTCCGCACCGCCGCGCAGCATCAGCGATCCGCTCGCCGCCAGGCGGGCCAGTTCCACCACCTTGTTGACACGGCGATTGTCCTCTTCGGCTTCGAGCTCGTCGAAGGCCACCGGCAGGGAGGCATGGCCGAGCTTCTGCCAGATGCCCGCCGGTGTCGCATCGGCGACCGAGACCAGGCCCTCGCCCAGAACCCAGCCGATGAGCTTGTGCAAGGTCGATTTGCCCGAGGCCGCATCGCCGGTGACCCAGGCGAGCGGGCGCCAGTCCAGGGCGCCGCCGACGATGGCCGCCGCGACCCAGCCCAGCAGCAGCTGCGCATCGGTGTCGCCGCGCTTCCAATTCCAGGTACTCAGCAGCGCCAGGAGCTCCGGGCCCGGCCCGGCGTCGCCGGCGGCGACGGCCTGGTCGCAGGGCCGGGGCTGCGCAGCGGCGGCGGGGTAGACGTACTTGCCGTCCGGCCCGGGGGCTTCGATCTCCGGGCGGGTGTGGGTCGCGATCACTTCGCCGGGCGGTCTTGACCGGATCAGCCCGTCGCCGACGTGGAACACGAGCTCGCCGGTTTCGCTGAGCCAGGCGCCGGGCCCGCGCGTGCGGCCCATGACATTCCACACGCCGCGTTTCGCCGCCGCCTCCATCAGCGCTTCGGCTGCCTGTTCGGGGCGCCATCCGGTCACCGCGCCTGACCTGTCGTGGCGCGGCCAGTGCGTGTAGAGCTCGTCGATCTCCATGCCGAACAAGCCCTGAATGTCAAGGCGTCCATGCTCGCGGGCCTTCAGCTCGCGCAGCTGGCGCGACGCATCGAGGTAGTAGTAGTAGCCGCCGTTGATGCCCAAGGGCTTGACGGGGCAGTCGTCAGGCAGCCTGCCCTTGCGCCTTGGGTTCACCGGCTGGTTGGGCCCTTCCGGCTCCGCCGGCGGCGGATCTTCCGGCGCCGGCGGCATGATCTCCCGCGCGTTGTCCATCACGCTGCGCACGGCGGCGATCCCGCTGTCTTCGGCGTCACTCATCGGACAGGTCCCGCAAGTGGGCGCCAAGGCCGTGGTGGCGCACGCAGGCAAGCTCCGGGGAGAAGATCTCCACCACGACGCTGCTATCGCCGGCGTCGCCGATGAAATAGGGCGCGAAGCCCTGGACCTCTTCGTCGAAGACGACCGCCGCGACCCCACAGCGCATGACCGGGATGTCGATCTCGCCCTGGGCCGGCGAGGCTTCGGCGGCCAGAACACCCAGCAGGAAAGCATAAACTCCAGTGAGCACGAGGATCGTGCGGATCGCCCACTTCCAGCGTGTTTCGGTTGGGCGCATCGCACCGATCACAAGATTGTGCAGCCAGGTCATGCTGCGGCTTCCATGATCGCGTGACCGATGACCTCGGCCATGTGCGGTGGGTTGCTGTCTCCAAGCGCTTCTATGCGCTCCTTTCTGGTCTTGCCGCCTTCTCCGGCAGACCGAGCATCCACTGGTAGAGATCCGAGCTTATGCGGGTCCCAATCACCTCTGGCATCTGCTGCCCTCTTGACCCGCTCAATCGCGGATGGAACCGACTTCCAGGCGAGCGCCAGTCGCGACACGCAGGCGCCGGCAAGTATGAACACTCGCCGGCGAAGATAAGGCGCACCAACATCGCAAGCCGCAAACTCAAGTCGGGCTGAGCTGTACCCAGACGCACAAAGGTCACCAGCGACTTGGGTTTCCCACGCCTTGTTTCCGGGTGGCTGTTCCACGACAACCCATTCTGCTGCCATGTCGTCGCGGCGGATGATGGCGAGCATGGTGGGCCACAACGATGTGCCAGACCGCCGGCCGTGCACGGCTGCGGCAACCGACGTAGCTTGGCACGGTGGCCCGCCGATGACGATTTCAACCTCGACTGAGGGACAGGAACGCACGTCGTCATAGATGGGAACCTCCGGAAACCGCTTGGCCAGCTCTACCCGGCGCTCGGCTTTGATCTCGCAAAGCGCGGCCACCTTAATCCCGGCACGCTGCAGTCCGAGCGCATGACACCCGATGCAGGAGAACAGATCGAGCGCACGCATCACGCCACCCCCTCTTCCCGGCCCGACTGCCGCAGCAGGTCGTTCACGTCCTTCACGCCCTTCGGCGGGGCGAAGACGAAGACGCGCTTGCCGGCCTTAAAAAAGTGATCGATGGCCCGGGTCAGGTCGGCGGCGGCCTTCTTGTTGGCCCCGTCGTTCTGCTGGGCGATGTGGACCGCGCTCACCTGGTCGGGCAGCACCAGTTCCGCCATGGCGCCCAGCGAGACGGCGCAGAGCACCATGCGCGACGGGTCGGCGACGGCGCAGGTCAGGCCGTCCTCGATGCCCTCCGAGATCGTCACCGCCGAGCCCTCAGGCACCTGGAACAGGCTCTTGTTCGCCGCCCCCTTCCACAGCCGGACGCAGCCGCCCTGATAGAGCCCGAGGGTGCGCTTGGCGTCGCGCAGCGGCGCCTTGGTCACCCGCCCGTTGCGGTGGACCTGCAGGAAGGTGCGATGCACGGCTAAGAACTGGCCTTGCGGCCCGACGACGGCCGCCACCATGCCGGGCCAGGCAGTCTGGGTTTCGACCGAGTAGAGCTCCGGGTGATAGACCAGGGAGCGCGGCATGCGCGGCAGCCGCGCCAGGTCGATGCCGCGTTCGTCGCGCAGGTAGCGCTCCGCCGGCGTGCCGGCGATGGGCTGGGCCGAGAGATAAAGGCGCTGCGCCTGGCGCCGCCGCCGCTCGCGCTGCTCTTGCGCCCTGGCCTGCGCCTGGCGCTGTGCCGCTGCGGCCTCGCGCTTGCGGATCTGCAGCTGCTGCGGGGTCGCATCCTCCAGGCCAAGCCAGCGCTTGGCCCAGGCCACCGCGTCTTTCTTGTCGATCTGGCCGAGGTAGGCGACCAAGTCGAGGGCGTCGCCCTTGTCCCCCGTCGCGAACTCCGACCAGATGCCCCGCTTGGCGCCGGCAACGCAGATCCGGAAGGAGCCCGGATGCCGGTCCTCGCGGATCGGGTTCAAGACCACGTAGTCGCCGCTTTCGATGTGCCCGCCCGGGCAGAGCTGTTGCAGCAAGGCGTCCAGCTGATGCGTCAGCATGGCGACTAGGTCCTTGATGTCCACGGGCCGGGTCATGGTGATGCGTCCCTGGGGCTTCGTCCGAAGGGCTCTCCCGAAAAGGCGGCGGTGCGGCCGCAATTGGCAGGGACAGCCGCACCGCCGAGTTCCAGGGAGAAACGCCCGTTGGGCGGTGGCGGCGCGTGGGGAGCGCCGCCCTTCACGGCGCGGGGGACGCGCCGGAAGCCCGATGTCGGCAGGCCGCTCACGCGGCCGCCTCGTCTTGGTGGATGGAGCCGTCGGGGTTACGCACCACCGTGATCGCCTCGCCGACCTGCACGATGTAGCCCTTCTCCGCTAGGTAGCGCAGGCGCCGCAGCAGGCCCGCGTGCTCGATGCCGGTCTCCATGGCGAGCGCCCTGGGCGTGAGCCCGGGGTTCTCGATGACCGCCGTCAGGACCTGGTCCTCCAGCTCGTCGAGCGGATCGGGATCGTCGGGGTCGCCCGCCGGCGCCGACGGCTGCGTCGCCTGTGCCGCGGGAGCAGGCGCTGAAGAGGCTAGCGCCTGCCCCCCCCCGGGCGGCTTCGCAGCGGGGTGAGCGCCACCCGCCTCCGGCTCTTCCGGACGCGGCGGGAACGCCGGCAGCGTGACGATCAACTGCTGTTCATCCTCTTCGACCTGGAACTCGGTGTCGGTGGACGGACAGCGCCAATCCGGCAGCCCCTCCCAAATGGGAATGAGGATGTTCGCCATTGTGCACTGCTTATGCCTCAGCAGCGTGTAGACCATGTCGCTGTCGTCAGCCCGTGCCGGGGCGAGCATCACGGTTCCCGCGTCGTCGCTGTTGCCGATGTGAAGGGCGAAGCGTTCGCCGGTTTCCCAGCCAAGCCGCTCCAGAACATCGCCGCCCATCGCGAACCGAACAGTGGCGTAACCGTCCTTCGTCACACTGATGGCGACCCTGACCCCGTGCAACCTTGCGCCAACATTCTGGCGACGCGGCCGCTTCAACCTCTCGAAACCCATTATCCCGTCTCCTCACTTGCTTGGACGAGGCCCGAGGCTTCGACGGCGCGATCCGCCTTGTCGAGCTCGGACCAAAGGTGTGCCAGGCCTGCAGAGATTGCCGCGCAGCGGATGCCGTCTTTCGCGCAGCCGTCGCGACTGCGCGCCTTACAGTCGGGGCAGCGGGTCGTGCGCGCGGCCGCCACCACCCTGTCCAGCTGTTGGAGGACCGGGGCGTACTCCGCCGGGATCGGCTTGCGGTGCCCGCTCATGCCGCTGCCCCTCCGCCAGGGGGTCGGACGTTCGGGTCGCGGTCGTCGTTGTCGATGCGGTAGCCGAGTTCTTCGAGGCGCGCGCACAGCATCGGCGCCTCGGCCTCCAGGATCTGCAGGCGCGCAAAGGCGCGCTCGAACCACAGCCGCTCGCGCTCCTGAAACGCCACGCGGGTCGCCGGGTCGTTGCTCTCTTCGGTCGCCTCGCGCCGGGCCTCGCGCGCCTGGAAGACGCAGGCGATGAGCTCCCAGGTCTTGATGGAGGCGAGTTCGGCCAGCACCAGGGCCTGTTGTTCCTGCCCGCCGCTCATGACGTCTTCGACCAGCTGCCGCCGCGGCGGACCCAGGTCTCGCCGGTGCGTTTGTGCTTGACCGTGAAGATGCCCCGCTGGTAGGGCCGCCCGTCCACCAGGTTCATCGCCGCCTTGCGGGTCGCACTGCGCCCGACGATCCGCCCGAAATACTCAGGGGAGTTCTGCTTGCAGCTCCAGGGCCTGGTGTCAGCCATCGCCGGTCTCCCGGCTCAGGCCCAGGCGGTGCATGCGCGCGGTGACCGATTGCGGATAGCGCCCGAGAATGTCGGCGATCTCCCGGGTCTGCAGCCAGCCGTGGCAGAGCCTCAGCACGTCGTCTTCGCGCGCCGTGTACTCGCGGCGCAGCCCTGCCCGGGCCCGTCCGCGGCCGGGGTGTGTTTCACGGGGAACGTTTCTTCGCGGATCGCCGCTGTGATCCGATGCCGCCTCCAGCTTGGGCCAGGTGCGCCGGCCCCAACCGTAGAGCCACAGGGCGCGCTGAGCCGAACCACGCAGGTGGGGGTTGACCGACTGCGGCCTTCCCATGATCCGGGCGGTCATGCCCTGCAGCACGAAGAAGCTGCCCGGTTGCCTGGGCTGGCCGGATGTGGTCAGGGTGGCCGGGCTCGAACCGGCGGCCTCCGCGCTCCAAACGCGGCGCTCTCCCGACTGAGCTACACCCTGGCGCGTCATGAATCCGAGGCCTCCCGCTGGCGACCCCAGAAAGCACGGCGCGCGAAGTTGCGCTTCGGGTAGTAGGTCTCGACGTTCGCCAGCAGCCAGGCTTCCGCCGCGTCCTGGGTCTCCAGCGCCTTGTGCTCGACCGCCAGCCCGCCCTTGGGATGGTCCAGGGTGGCGTGGAAGCGGCCCGGCGCGATCACGGTGATCGACGCGGTGACGCCTTCGGCCGCCATGTCCTCAAGCAGGCTCATGCGGCCCTCCCCCCTTGCGTAGGGCGGCTCGGACGCGCAAACTTCTGCCCATGTTCAAGCACGGGTTGATAGCGGCCGTGGCGGGCCTGGCGATGCTGGCGCCGGCGCCAGCCTTCGCGCCCTTGGTCAAGGACACCGAGGGTTTGGGCTTCCTTCAGCTTCGCGTCGTCGCGCTCGATGGCGACACCTTGCTGATCACCGAAGTTCTGGACGGGAAGCTGGCCGATCATGTCACGCTGAAGGTCAAGCCGGGCGAAACCCGTGTAAGGCTCTGGGGCATCGACGCGCCGGAGATGCGGGACCGGGCCGGCTGGTTCGCGCGCGGTGCGCTCGACGACATGCTGGCCCCTCTCGACGGCGTCGTGGCCTGCCGCGTCATCGACACACACAAGAACCGCCTCGTAGGGCGCTGCGATGCCCACAACTTCGACGTCGCTCACGTCGACTTCAGCACCCGGGACCTTGGCGCCCGCATGCTCTTCGGTGGCTGGGCTGTCACCTACAGGACGTTCACGCATGGGCCAGCGGGAGACCCTTGGGTCGCCGAACAGTACGACCTGGCCGAGGCGACCGCCCGGCGCAACCTGCTCGGGTTCTGGCGGCAGCGACCGCTGCACTAGCCCGCTCACGCTGCCACCTCTTGGTGGGCGCACTCCGGCGCCGCGCCCCTGGCGTCCAGGTCGGGCAACTCGTAGAAATCATTGGGCTGGACCTTGCCGCCGGTTGCGATGTAGAGCGCGGCCATCAGGTCTTCGCTCGGCGCCCTGGTCGCGGCGCACAGGCGCTGCACCTGCTGTTTTGCCAAGCGGCGCTGCATTGCGGGCGCGCGGCCCCGGTTCACCACATCACTCAGAATGTTGGCAAAGGCGGTCTGGGTGATCCCGTTGCGGTCCAGGTAGGCTTGCAGTCTCATTTTCCGCCGAGTCCATTGACAACATTTTGTATGTCAGTTGGTTAATGCTACCAGATGTCGCGTTGCTGTGACAACAGTCTTGATGTAATTGTTGTGGGTGACAACATCGCTGTTGACATTGCCGCGCTCTCGGCAGCGGCCAACACTGCGTCTCGTGGAAACGACGCAACCCAATCGCCTGAAAGAAATCCGGGAGAAGCGCGGCCTGTCACAGGACCAGCTGGCCGACCAGATGGATGTCAGCCAGCAGCAGGTTCATCGCTGGGAGCAAGGCGATCTGAAGATGTCCGTTGTCACCAAGGCCGCTCGGGCCCTGGACTGCGCGGAACAGGATCTGTTTGGGCCACCAGCCAATCCCAGCACCTTCGGTTACACCAGCCGGCCGGGGGACCTCCCGGCTCCCGATGCGAGCCTGCTCGGGCAGATCATCGGCTACGTCGACGCCTTCCTGGCCGAGGAAGGCCTGGAGCTCGACGCGGACCGCAAGGGCACGGTGGTGGCGTCCCTGTATCAGTTGGCCCACCGTGACGCGGTGGCCCGTGGGATCAAGCCGGAGGCCGCCGACCTCTCGCCATTCGATAACGTGATAAAACTCGCGGTTTAGCTTCGGCGGTTAACTGCGCGTTAACCAATCCCAACAGACCATAAATGATACGGGCGCATTCCCAGCGTTTCCGCCGTCATTGGCGCTTAGGAATGCTGCCTCAGAGAGGTTAGTCACATCAACTATAAATAGTAATCGGGGCTGCCGAGACAGGCGGCCAGGGGGAACGCATGACTTCGTCAGACCCAATGCGCGCGGTGCGGGAGGCCTTGACCAAGGCCCGCCCGGCCCGGCCGCGCGCCTCCATTGCTTCGTTCATTGTCGTCGCCGTCTTATCAGCCGCCGTCGCCGGCGCCTGGCTGGATCATGACCAGCCGATCACGGGCCGCCAGCTCTACATCCTGAAAGGTCTGGTGGACCAGACCAGCGACGCCGCCGAGGCACCGCCGCGCGAGATCTGGCAACGCCTCTATGACCGCTTCGGGGTCGGCTCCGCCTTGGAGCTGCGCGAGGACGAGTTCGACCCGGCCGTGGAGTTCCTGGCCGGGATCGCCGCCGCCTCGGCCTGACACCAATGTCAAGAATGATGTTGTTTCGATCTTGAGTTGACAACATTAATGATGTAGATGTGTCTCTTCAACCACGAGGAGACACATCATGACCCTTCACTCACCCAAGCGCGGGACCACGGCGGTGGACCGCCAGATCGGCACGCGCATCCGCGACCGGCGCGTGACCCTGGGCATGACCCAGGAGAACCTGGCGACCGGTCTCGGCCTGACCTACCAGCAGATCCACAAGTACGAGCGCGGCATCAACCGCGTCTCGGTCGTCCGGCTCCTGGACATCGCGAAGGTCCTGGACGTCGAGCCGCAGGCCCTCTTCGCCGGCATCGAGAGCGACTGCCAGACGGCGGCCTTCCCGCGCATGACCCTGGAGACCGCCCGCATGATCGCCGCCGCGCCGGAGGAGCTCCAGCGCAAGCTGCACGAGGTGGTGCGCCTCTTCTGCGGCAAGAGCCTGGTCGCCGACGATGCGGAGATCAGCGGACGGAGCAACCCGCCCGTGGTCCTTGACTTGACGAAGCAGAACGCGACGCCAAACGGGGCCTAGGCCGATGCCGCTGATTTGCTACGAAGAGCGGCGGTTCACCAAGAGCTCCTGGGCGATCATCGATGCCGCCAACTCCATCATCGCCGAGTACGACGCGCAGGGCTTCAGCCTGACACTGCGCCAGCTGTACTACCAGTTCGTCGCCCGCGGCTGGTTGCCCAACAAGCAGTCCGAATACAAGCGCCTCGGCGACATCATGAACAAGGCGCGCCTGGCCGGCGAGGTCGATTGGAACGCGCTGGAGGATCGCACCCGCAACGTGCGCGCCAACCCACATTGGGACTCGCCTGCCGAGGTCGTCGCGGCGGCGGCCGCGCAGTTCCGCTTCGATCTTTGGGAAGACCAGGAGTATCGGCCCGAGGTCTGGATCGAAAAGGACGCCCTGGTCGGCGTGATCGAAGGCGTCTGCACCGACTACGACGTGCCCTACTTTGCCTGCCGCGGCTACAACAGCCAGTCGGAGCAGTGGCGCGCCGGGCGGCGCTTCGACCAGTACTACCGTGACGGCCAGCAACCGCTGGTCATCCACCTGGGCGACCACGACCCCAGCGGCATCGACATGACCCGCGACAACGAAGACCGCCTGCATGTCTTCGCGGAGGGCGGCGTCATCGTCGAGCGGATCGCCCTCAATATCGATCAGGTCCGCAAGTACAACCCGCCGCCCAATCCCGCCAAGGAAACCGACAGCCGCTCTCCCGCCTACGTGAAGAAATTCGGCGGCCAGTCGTGGGAGCTCGATGCCCTTGATCCGCCGGTCATCGCCCAGCTGATCCGCGACGAACTCGAAAGCGTCATCGACGACGACAAGTGGCGGGCGCGCAAGGCGGCCCAGGCCGAGGCACGCGGCACGCTCGAAACCCTCTCGGGACGGTGGGACGAGGTCGCCACCTTCCTCAATGGAAAGGACCAGACATGAAACTCACCATGACCCATCGCGGGCGCGGCGAAACAGCCGTGATCGCGGAAGGGGCCGCCGGCCGCACGCCGGCACTGCACCTGGACCCGCGCGACGGCACGCTGTCCCTCGCGGTCTACGGCCACGGCGGCCACGTCTACACCCTCTCCGCCAGCCGTGAGGACTGGCAGGCCCTCTTCTTCCGCGCCGAGGACCTCTACGACGCGCAGCTGCGCGCCGAAGGCGGCCACGGCGGCCCGCCCCCGGATCAAGACACCGGCGTGCAGGTCGATGGTGCGCTCGGCTACTCCGGCTTCTTTACCGATCCGAAGGCCGGCGACCCGACGCCTGTCCTGACCGAGAGCGTGCGTCAGGACATGGAGGCCTCCGCCCTCGACTGCCTGCGCAAGAACAAGGTCTGCACCCTCGACCAGCTGGCGCACCTCTACAGCTTCACCACCCACCAAGTCGCCGTCTGGGGCCGCGACGCCATCGCCGCCGCCCGGGCGGCCTGGGAGAAGGAAGGAGGCCACGCAGCATGAAGAACCTGAAGTTGGCCGGGGAAGACTGGCGCATCACCAACGACCGTCGATCCTTCACCCCTGAAGAGAAGCTGCAGAGGCAGGTCTCGCAGATGGCCATCGAGATCGCCGGCGTCATCGGACCCGACGTGGTGATCAACGCCTTCTTGGCTGCCGCCATCAACACCGCCGCGAAGTGCGGGGTCGTTGAAGGGGACTTGCAGAAAGCGCTGCACGAGCTCGCCTGCCAGTCCCCCGACATGATCGCGACCATCCGGTTGGCGAACTCCAACAAAGGCAAATCCCGGGAGACCACGTCATGACTGACCGTTTCGTCACGCGCTTCGACGGCATCGAGGCCTGGAGCAAGTTGCCGGCGGAGCAGCAGGCCGTCATCGGCGCCCTGGCCCTGGAGCTCATCGTCGCCTGCCACGGCGAAGACACCTGCGACCTTCACGAAGTCTGCCCCTACGAAGCGTCGCGCACCCTGATCGAACGTCAGCTGCAGGAGATCGTCTCCGATGCCATGGCCGACCAGGTCGAGGCCTGGGCCAAGTCCGGCACACCCGTTCCCTCGGCGCTCGGCAAGGTCTGCCGCGACTGCGGCTGCTCGCACTTCGACCCCTGCGAAGAGGGCTGTTGGTGGGCCACCGACGATCTCTGCACCACCTGCGCGAACAAGCGGAAGTGGGCAGAGGTGGAGGCGCAGCGATGATCGACCTTGCCCTCTTGGACGTTTGGCGCCTCCGCTCCGTCACTGCCTATCGGGACTACGGCGGCCCAGGGGACCCGCACGGCGGTGTCTTCCAAGTGCCGCTGGACCCAGGCTCTCCGGACAGGCGTATCCGCATCATCGCCTCGGTCGGCGCGGGCTGGGACCACGTCTCGGTGTCGTGGCCGGACCGCTGTCCGACCTGGGATGAAATGGGCGCCGTCAAGCGGGTGTTCTTCAAGCCCGAGGAAACGGCCATGCAGCTGCACGTGCCCGTCGCCGAGCACGTCAACTGCCACCCGCACTGCCTCCACCTCTGGCGGCCGCACGCTGCCGAGATTCCCCGCCCGCCTTCCGACTTGGTGTAACGGCCATGACCATCTTCACGAAAGACCGTCTCGACCTAGTGGCCCAGACAGCGCCGGGCTACGTCAGCTTCTCCGACTACAGTCCGGCTGAGCTTGCCGCCGCGCGGGCCATCGCCTGCGCTGTCATCCCGATCTGGGGAGCGGGCGAAGGGGCGGAGGCAAAGCGCGAGCAGGAGGCCGCGCGCAGCGGCGACATCTGGAACGATCACATCGCTGTCCAGGCGGCCCTGGTCGCCGTGCGCATGGCGAATGTCCTCGCGCTCGGCTACAGCCCAATCGAACACTGGCTGCCGATGGCGGACGGTGAACGCGTGGTCACCGCAGTGGCCTACAAACAGGAGGTTCTTCTGGCCACAGACCGGGGCCGGTTCTTCTGTCTAGGCGGCGCTATCCATGGGGGCTTAGCACGGATCGAACCGCTCCGCGTTGAGCTCAAGGCACCCGATCCATGACCCAGCTGATGAAGGCCCGCCAGGTGGCCGCGCGGCTGCAGGTCACCGTCGAGTGGTTCTACCGCAACCGGGCGCAGCTGGAGGCCGCCGACTTCCCCAGGCCGCTGCCAGGCTTTAAGCAAGGCCGCTGGTCGGCGGAAGCGATCGAGGACTGGATCAGCCGCGGCTCCGCCGGCGACCAGGCCGAACCGCCCGAGCCCGAGCCCCAGAGCATCGAGGACCTGCAGGAGCGCCTGCGGGCGACCCTGGAGACGCGGGGCCGGAAGATCGCCGCCCGGGTCCACGCCAAGCGCGGCGCCGCCGGGCGCGCTTGACAGGGCCGTACAGGCCCAGGCGCAATAGCGCCCCCAAGGGCAGGATCGCCCGCGGCGATCCGCCCGGCACAGAGAGGGACAGCCGCGCACGCGCGGCGTCCAAGGAGACGCCCATGGCCACGCGCAAGATCCGCTACCTCGCCCGCCGGCCAGGCGCTGGCGGCACCACGCGATGGTTTTGGCAGCCGTCCAAGACGCTCTTGGATCAGGGCTTCCAGGCCATGCGCATTGCGCGCAGCGATCTGACCCCCTGGGGCAATCCGCCGCCGGGGCCCGTCTGCGATGCCGCCGATGCCTGGAACGCCAAGCTGGACGCCTGGCGCGACGGCAGCGGACCGCATCCCTTCGCCGACGACAATCCGGACCTCGCCGCTGCGGCGACGGAGCGGCGGCGCAAGACGCCGGCACCAGGCAGCGTCGATGCCCTGATCGTCCGCTACAAGAAGTCGCGCGACTTCCTGAAGCTCGCCGCCTCGACCCAGAGGATGTACAGCGAGAATCTGGAGATAATCTCCGAGTGGGCCGGCGACACCCATGTGCTGAGCCTGGACGTGGAAATGGCGCTGGACCTCTACGACGAGCTCCAGCCGGTAACGCCCACCAAGGCGAACCACGTCATGGCCATCCTGCGGCTGCTGTTCAGCTTCGCGCGGCGCCGGGGCAAGACCGAGCGGGTGCCCTTCAATCCCTTCAGGGAGCTCCGGCTGGAAGGGGTCCGCTCAAAGGCCCGCATCTGGACCCCCGAAGAGATCGACTGCTTTGTCTGGCACGCCGACCGCTTGGAGCGCTGGTCCGCCGGGACGGCGGTGATCCTCAACGAATGGGTTGGCCAGCGTGAAGGCGACGTGGTCGCCCTCGGCCGCGGCGTCTATGCGGACGGGGCTCTGCGCTTCGTGCAGTCCAAATGGAAGCAGGAGGTTTATCTTCCCGTTGACCTGGTCCCGCGCCTGCTCACCCGGCTGCAGGAGGAAGCCGCGCGTTGGGCTACCCGCCCGGTAACCCCCACCACGCTGATCGCCTCGGAACGCACGGGCCGGGCCTACACGGTGGACGCCTTCGGGCATGTCTTCCGGGAGGTCCGCGCGGCCGCCGCCAAGGACCGGCCTGCCATGGCCGAGCTCTGGTTCATGCGCCTGCGCCACACCGCCGTCGTCCGCCTCGGCGAGGCCGGCGTGAACATCCCCCAGATCGCGGCGATCACCGGCCACAGCCTGGCGACCTGCCACGCGATCCTGGAGCGCTACAACGTGCGCACCAGGAAGATGGCGATCTCCGCCTTCCAGCAGCGCCTGGAGGCCGAGGGTCGGGACCGCGACAAGGGCTAA